CTTGAAAATAGAACCAAGAAAGAGGAAGTTGAGAATGTAGAAGAGGGTAAAGGAGATCCTTGCTGGGATTCTCACAAGCAAGTTGGTATGAAGAAAAAAGGTGGTAGACTGGTTCCTAACTGTGTTCCTAAAGAAGAATTGTCTATTGATCAGCAGATGAAAATCTCTCGTGATGCAGCAAAGGGAAGAAACCCTAAACCAGATCACAAGGCAATTCGTGCTAAGATGTTGAAGAAACCTCTTCCCAAGGACACCAGAACAGATGCTCAGAAAATGACTGATGCAACTGGTCCTCGTCCTGGTTCCCGTTACAGAGGTGACTGATGCCTGCCGTATCAAGAGCACAGCAGAAGTTCTTTGGAATCGTTCGTGCGATTCAAAAGGGTGAGCAATCACCCACTACTCCTGAAACTGCAAAGGCAGCTGCCGATATGAAAAAGTCTGATGTAAAGAAATTTGCATCAACAAAACATAAAGGTCTGCCCGAAAAGAAAAAGGTAGAGGAAGAATCAAATCCAAGGATTCCCAGAAAGAAAGGTCAACCTGCAAATTCTAAAAAGCACTCTGACCTTTATACGGATGAAAATCCAAAAGGGACGATTCATGGACTTGGATTCAAGGACGTTGCAACTGCTAAAGCATCTGTTACTAAGATTCGCAATTCATCAAGATCTCATGCTCACAAAATCCAGGCAGCAGTTGCTATGGAACAGAGAGCAAGAGAGATGGGTAAAACTTCAGAAGCAGCAGTCTATAGAAAATTCATCGACTCGATGAAGAAGAAGACTGAGCAAAAAAGAAAAAAATCATTAAAGGAGTTTCTTGAGAATATATAAGGTGTATCTGCTATCAAATCATGCTCTCCTTTTTACTTCCTCTGGCATCTAAAGTAATCACTGATGCCGTCGCCAAGATTCCTGAAAATGAGGAACTGGGCGAAAAACTTATTGATATCTGCTTGGTTATCCTTGGTAAGGCAGTCAAACTGACCAAGACAGACATGGATGATCAACTCCTTGAGGCTGTAGCGAAAGCAATCAGAACTCGTGAAGGTGAGTGATCACTTTTTATAAATATTCTTAGACTAAAAATTTCGTAGGCTAATCACATGGCTCTCTGGGGTAATAACAACGATATTGATAATGTTGGTCTGATTACTGGATTTAATTACACCACTAAGGTAGTCCTCGGTTCCGGAACCAGCTTCGGTAACGTAGGATCTGCCGGAACGGGTGATGTCCTCAGAATTGGACTTCGTGCTGCTGGTGCTGGTGCAACTTATTACGGTGATGCGGTCATCGTTTCGATTGCAAGCACACTGCAATGCACGATCGCCGCTACTGAATCACTGATTGATACTAGTATTGGTGACCTTTCTGCTGCTGGTTTCTCGGGAACCTCATTTACGGTATCGCAGATGCCTAAATCTGCTCTCTTGGATCTGCAGGGTGACCGCTATAGAAGTCCTGGTTCTTCTTATGAATCAGATTCTCTGGTCTATGGTATCTCAACCGACACATATGGTTCGGGTGTTGGTTTGAATACTGACCTGTATCACGTCGATCACCAAGGTTGGGTTGGTGTTACGACCTATGTTGATTGTGAGGGTGTCTTCAGAGTTAAGAAAGAAGTCCTCGTAGCCATGTCTGGTATCACCACCGGTACTGATGGAATTGATTATCCTACGCCTGTCTGATTGAATGATTTTTAATGAATTAAATGATGACAACTATTTGATCTTTGCCATCAAGCACTATGATAATCCTCAAGCGGTAACGTATGAGGATTTTCTAAACGACATGAAGAAGTTTAAGTACATCAAACGATTACTTAAACGGTACAGGAAGACAGGAGATCTTAAATCACATCTCCTGATCAACCACTTCATCGTTCTGTATAATGTATTTCAGGATGCTACGACTCCACTATTGTTTTACAAAATAGAACAGGATCTGTGGAGTCCGATGAAAACTTTTATTATGTTCTTAGGAAAACTCCCAGAGCATCCTAAGTCTTTCATCCACGATGTCCAAGTGGATCTTGATTGTTTATCACAACTCAACCAGACGTATAATGGAAAAGGATAAGATTGATCGGATCATTGACGCATTTCGCTCATCTCTCTATCAGGAGTTTGGCGTTAATGAATCTCCTACAATGAGTTCTGGCACTGGCGGTTTCTCTGCATCATCCGCAGCCACTGGACCCACTGCTGGTTATGATAAACCTTTAAGACTTGACGGTAGAAACAAGTACGTCAAGAAGTACATTAATCAACTTCTCTCTAATCGTAAGAAGAGAGAAGACCGAAAGACCAAAAAGAAAATTTCGGACTTCAACCCTTACTTTAGCAATGGACAGTAAAACTGAGGTTGCAGTATTAGAAACAAGATTAGAAAACTTTGAGAATCTTGTCTCAAGGTTAGACTCCGCGATTGAGAAAATTGCAGAAGTAAATAATAATGTGTCGCGGATGCTTGCCGTCCATGAAGAAAGAATCAGTAAACAAGAAGAGATCGACTCAGTACTCTTTGATAAGATCGACAAACTCCGTGATAAAATGGACAGCGATCATGACATCGTTACTCAACGATTATCATTACTCGAACGGAAACTTTGGATCATTGTCGGAGTATTGGGAACAGTGATGGCAGTGACAAATCCCAACGCCGTCAGAATGCTCAAACCATTGTTTTCTGCCACAGAGAGTGGTATAATTCAACCAGTAGTTGCTCTGGTTGATGGATCACATAGACTCTAAGTTTATCGGACTTCTCTCCCCACGACTTGGGAAGTTCAAAAGAGTCAAGGCCAACCTATATAACTTTCGTTGCCCGATTTGCGGAGATTCGCAAAAGAATAAGAGTAAGGCACGAGGTTATCTTTACGCCATTAAGACCAGTATTAATTACAAATGCCACAACTGTGGCGCTTCAATGACCTTCAATAACTTTCTTAAGAAAGTTGATGCGAACCTTTATTCACAGTACGCATTAGAAAAGTTCAAAGATGGAAAAACAGGAAAAGGATCTGACAGGGAAGATCCGCAAGAACTCTTACAGTATGCAAAATCATCAAAACCAAAATTTGAGAGAAAAATCCGGATTGGATTACCAGACGCATATGAAACGGAGAGAGGAAGCAACTATCTCCGTGGAAGAAAAGTATCGGGATCTTTTTTCTACGCAGAAAGATTCAAAGAGTTCGTAAACTCAATTAAGTCAACGTTTGATGACATGCGATACGATGAGGATCGTATTGTTATCCCTCTATACCATAATCAGAAGTTGGTTGGAGTACAGGGAAGATCCATAGATCCGAACCCTGTTAAATATATCACTGTTAT